AGTGCAAGTTCATCTTTACTTTTCATTACTGGTATCATACTAGAACGACAGTTCCAGTGCAAAGGTGGCCTGTAAGTCAGGTCATCAATCTTGTAGGTCTTACCATTGTGAAAGCTACAAATTGAGCTTGTTCTTGAGTCAAGGATAGCTGTAAACATGTAACCAGACAAGATTTCCTTATTATCTTGCATGACCTTGTTCAGGGCGGCTGTCTGGGTTGAAGTGATTGAGGTACGGGTCAGGGTCCTCGCCTGTATTTCTGTAATTTTAGTCGTCTTTAAAACGTCAGTGATAATCTCTTTTTGTGTAAGGCCTCTTGCTAGACCACCTCGGACCTTTGTTTGGATACGAACAAGTTCACCGGATGAAATGTTAGCAAGGTTTTGAGATAGTGTCTTAGGTCCACGGATACTTGGTCCAGTAATCTCAGCCAAGAGTTCTTTTGTTCTTGGGCGGTTAACCTTGTAGAAACTTCTAGCTGCCTTGTTAAGGTTATCTGAGTGGAAATCAAGTTGTGATGTTGAGAACTCACGTAGGCTTCTTTCTGAATTTGCTTTCAATTCTTTACCGAAACGGGTGATTTCTGGCTTTACATCTTCTTTAAGGTTGGTCGTGAGGAGACTACGGAGACGCTTTCTGTGTCTGTGCATAATCCTACGGTTCTCAACCTGAACGCCTTCTTCATAGAGGCGCACGTCTGTCATATTGTTTACAATACGATCAAAGAGTTTATCATTAACGTTCATATTACTAGTACTCCTGTGAGTAGTTAGTGTGAGTTATTATTGGCAAAGACAGAGAGAATCGAACTCCCGTATTCGGTTTTGGAGACCGCTGCTTTACCACTAAGCTATATCCCTGTGTTGGTCAAAATGGCAGGACTCGAACCTGCGATCTTCCAGTTCCAAACCGGACGCTTTACCAACTAAGCTACATTAAGGGTTTTGGTGCCGCCACGAAGGTTCGAACTCCGGGCCTGTTCATTACAAGTGAACTGCTCTACCAACTGAGCTATAGCGGCTTTGGCTCTTCTAACTGGACTCGAACCAATATCAACCGATTAACAGTCGGACGCTCTACCATTGAGCTATAGAAGAAAAGGGTTAGGGCTTGTAAGAGAACAGAGGCCAAAACCATATTATTTATTAAGCGTCATCTAAGACGACTTCGTTGTCACTCACCTTATCAACAAGCGGATCTGTCTGAATTTCAGTGGTTGCTTCATCATCGTCGTAATCAGCAGGTAGGAAGTCATTGTACTTGGCAATGTTAACAAATACCGAGCGAGGGATAATACCTGCTTGGTACCACTCGGAAACAAGGCGCATTGCAGCCTCACCGCCAACCATAGGGGAAAAGTCAGAAGACATTTGGAAGGTAACATCGTTACTGTTAATATCGAGGTTGTACTTCCAGTTGATCATAAACACGATCACTTCCTTCATTGTACCAGATACCTTGGAATTCAAGGCACCAAGTTGTGCTGTTTGAGAAGCATTTCGGATCTCAAGGGCAACACCAGAAGAAGCTTGTTCAGGAGACAACATACGGATACCCATCTTAGCCATTTCTTCTACTGTGGCTTCAATTGCCCTGTCCATGTCTGCTAAGGCGTCTGTTGGGGTTGCGAGGACAGTGATTTCCTCATCCTTACCAACACGTAGCCAAGAACCGAGACCTGCACCAACAAGAGCATCAAACTCATCATCACCCATGTCTGATTTGACAATAGGTGTGTAGGTGGCAGCACCCATCAAAAGGTGGTTACGGCGCGAGACTTTATTATACAAAGCAATTTCTCGGTCGATCAGTGGCATAAGGATAGGCTCAATTGGTTCAATTTGTCCATTGAGAGGCCAAGCAGGAATTTCCTTGATAGGTTCTCCCCAAGACTTAGGATAAACTGTGCTCACCTTTTTAAAGCTCTTTGATACCGAATCGTTATACTCTTGAGCAACCTCACCATTAGTTACCTTAACGATATCAGCATTACCCACAGCTTCCCAGATATCAATAACAAAGTTACCAACCTTATCAAGGTAGTGATCACTTACCGTATCAATCAAGTCAGCGTGCCAAGGGTTGTCCTCAGTGAACTTTTCGACAAGGTAGCGGGTAACAAAACGTGTAATTGTCTTTGTCTTAGTAACTGGGTGCATACCTGTTTTAACATTAATTACATTTTCAGCATTAATCAGAACAGGGTAAGGTGAGGTACTATCTCGTTGTTCCTGATCCATAGCTTGCCAGTCATCATCAGAGAACTCAGGGTAGTCTACATAGACCCAACCACGAGAAGTTTGGAGTTCTTCCCAAAGAGCAGTATCAAGGAAGTTAAACAAAGAAGACCCTTCAAGTGTAAAGTTATTTTCAATCCATTCTGCAGTACCCTCAGGTACTCCATCTGGCAAATCAAGTACAGATTTCTTTCTCAACAAAGCACTAATAAGCACCTTGGAGTATTGAGCAGTCAAGCCCGGAAGTTCTGCCTCAGCTTTGAAAAAGTCATACTGTGACTGACTCATAGAAGTAGAAAATGGAACAAGCAAATTTTCTGAAAAATCGAGTACACTTTCGTCATGGATCTTAGCAGTTGTTTGTCCCTGTAGTACGGCTCTGGAACGCGCCCAGAGTGGTTTAATAGCTAGGTAGGAATCAGAAGGGTCAGCAACAGATTTCTTAATAGCCTTAGGTGACCTTTTGATTTGAGCCATTTAGGTCTCCTTTTTAAATTATAATTATTATAAAGATTTCTATTATAAAAACTTACTTTACAAGGTCCTTGATAAGTATATTTATATAATAGCAACGCCTTACCCATTATCATTAGTCGGCAGTATTATTTTTGTTAGTTATCATGGTACTACCCTTGGGGGGTTTAGTTTGCCCAAGGGTAGCCACCTGTTTAGATGACTTTCAGCATTTAGCTGTCATCGTTAATTACTATCATTAGTCGGCAGTATTTTTCTAAATATTCTTTTTCTTCTTCCAGATCTGATCTGGGCTTGGTAACTTGTATAAAAAATAGGACCAAAACACAAAACACAAAATAAGAGTTCCAAAGAGTAGTGGACTGACTTCGTTTATGTTTACAGTGCCGTTGTCTTTGTTTTCTACTTTGGTTTCTGAAGTGTCCTGTCTGATTGTTCCGGTGTTATTCTCTGATCTGACCTGTGGCCGGACTGTTGAAGTTACACCTGTGTTATTACTTGCTTCCTGACCCATAGCAGCGTCTACGTTAGCTGCGATATTTGGGCCTCCCCCTGTCAGTAGACTGATTGGGTTAAGGCCTCCGCATCCAGCTATCAACAGCAGGCTGACGAAAACCATAGGCAGAAAGAGCGAAGATCGTAGCTGGCCATATGACAATATTAAGCTCCTCCGATTGTCCGTTATAAGCCAAGAGAGCGCAGCCAATTATCAGGGCTGCGGCTGTTTCTCTTGACCAAGTACGCTTTCTAGGTACTGAGACAGGATTGTCTAGTACTAGGGTTTCTTTCATGGGTACACTTCTCTAAATAGCTCAAAGTGCGGTCCATCAGGGAAGTTCCCCGGATAGGCTTTAGCGAGCGCCTTACCAGAGTTATTCCAGAGACGTGTGTCTCCAACCCGCCAGTTACCACCCCATCGGATAGCAACGTTGTGCTCCTTAGCTGCCGCAATGACAGCGTCTGCAATAGGGTAGTACTGATCCCAGTCTTCCACGTTAGGAATACCGTCCCCGTCTACGTCACCACTGAATGGGTAAGGTAGCAAGTCAACAGCATGTCCTGTAATGTGTCGTGAGTTCATTGTTTGAGACTTACCTTTGTTTACCAACATACGCTGTCTTGAAACAGAACGCATACCTTCAACAACTGAGAAGTCTTGCTCAGATTTCATGATAGCGGTCATCATAACCTTTACCAGATCTGAGTGAACACCTTCCAGTTTACCTTTACTTGAATTTCCAAATACATAACTCATCTTATTTCTCCTATGTTATTACGCGATAGTGTTTTCGTTGCTCGGTCAACTTCGGCTTGCCACGCTGTTGAGCAGTGGTCAGGTTGCCAGAAAAATATATCGTTGATCCGACGCTCTCTACGATTCCAGACGTCGCTTGTTCTGCCTTCTATGTGTGACCGTGAGGAAAGCGTCTGGTGCATCGAGCCTTTGTAAAACACTGCGTTGATTATCCGGCTGACCAGAGAAAACACAAAATATCCCACCTCGTAGAGAATGTGACCTGCCTGTTTGACTGGACCTCGCATTAGGCGTCCACCAACACGGCAGCGGTAAACAGGGTGTCCATTTGAGTGGCGCTGTAGCCCATCAGGAAAGCGAATGTTGCCATTGACTGACTGTTTCGCCGCCAAACGATTGTCTCCTTGACAGCCTCACGTAGAACCCAAATCTGCGTTGCGTCCATCCCTAGAGCAGTAAATACGCTATCATCCGCCAGAATGGCCTCGAAACGTGCTACCTCAACAGCGCCTAGTGTGACGCGACCTTGGAAGGGGGAACATTGCACGGTTTCACGCCAAGCAGCCAAGACATCGGCGGTTGTTGGCGCTGGTGTTGCTAACCAGTTTGTTCCGTCCCAATCATAGGCACCTTCTGGACGCAGTGAAATTTCAACAGTTCCCGCTGGGTAGCTATCAATGATATCTTGAGAGACATCACCAATAGTATTCCAGTGGCCCTCTGTTGGGTGATAAAAAGATTTAGACATTAGCGTAACTCCAATACTGTACCGGCTGATCCGCCGCTTGCGGCTACATACGATAGCCTGTAAAAATGACTGGGGGGGACTATACCAAAGACTGATACTGTCTCGTTACCATCCCTTCCAGAAGATAATGATACTACACCTTGCGCTCCAGCAGTTGCACCAATACTTAAAGACATAGCGGCACTAGAGTTGGCGTCACCGTCTGACGTAATATAGCCCGATACCGCAATGGCTCGTCCGGTTGTGTTTTGGTAAGTGACATCAGTTGTGCGCAGGACAGTCTGCCAAGTTTGGTTTACGCCAAGGCTGTCTGGCACTGCGGGTGCGTTAGCCATAACAAAAGCCGTAGAAGCTGCCTGAGTTGTGTTTGTCCCTAAGGTAGCTGTTGGTACGGCTGGTACACCTGTGAATGTTGGGTTTGCCTTTGGTGCTTTTGTATCTATCTGCGTTTGAATGGCAGACGTTACGCCGTCAGTGTAGTTCAACTCTGTCACGTTTGATGTGATGCCGTCTAGGGCGTTAAGTTCAGCCGCTGTGGAAGTAATACCCAGTTTTGGAAGAATTGTGGAGGGACTGTCAAAGGTACCATTAAAGGTAGTTACACCACTTACAGTCAATGCCCCTGTGTTTACAGAAAAGGCATCCATAGAAGCCCCATCTGTTTTGATAGTAAACAAGGTCTTCCACCCCGACCTGTAAATTTTTAAGATAGGATCCACGCCACTTGTGTCAAGCCAATATTTACCTGTAATAAGTTCTGTAGTGGGCGCTACCGCACCTGAGTGCTTTGTATCGACCGCGTCGAGCGCGGCGTTTAGATCGTTAGTGTACGCAGTCCCCGTCTGTACGGGGGTAATGCTTATACTTGCTGTAGACATTTAAATTTTCCTTATTGACCAATAGCTTGCCAGTCTATATCCCTAACAACCCTTACGGCTGCGTTGAAAATAGAATATGAGAATCCGGTCTTGCTTCTGCTGGTTATTACAATTTCATCCCCTTGTGATCCTCCAATTATTTGTAGACCAATCGTGGGTGTGTTAGTCCCACCAGCTCCTCCGTAAAAAGCAACAGGGAAGGTGACGCTAGTATCTGTGACCCCATCACTAGCTGAGGAACCACTTTTAATAATGTCCTTTTTATCGATAAGGACACCGAGGTTTGTAATGTTAATAGTAGTAGTTGTTTCCGTAGTTATGCCAATAAACTTGAACCGTAAGGCTCTACAATTAAAACTACCGATAGTAAGTACCTCGTAGTCACCCCAAGTTGGAGTGCCAGAGGGATCATCTTGTGTTGTTGACACATAAACAAGCAAGCTAGCAAAAGCAGCAGGACCAGCAAAGCTGCTGACTAAGGATACATTGGTGTAATCCGAGACAGTACCAGTGTTGTTTGCCACAGTCGCATCAACGTAGGGGTTTACTCTTACGTTGGTTACTTCATTTAGGTCCACGAAGGTACTAAAATCGTATTCCATGTTAATCTCACCAGCATTCAAAACGAGTGCGCCAGTGTCTACCGTACAGCGTGTTTTCACACCTGTGAAACCTGTAACGTCTTCATCAAGTGACTCTACTTGATTGTAAGAGCTATCTTGGAAAGAGCTTACGAAAACGTCGGGATTAGTAGAGTAAACACCTGATGAGTCCTTAAACTTTATAAAGAAGGTACCTTGAAGTGTTGGAACTGTCTTGTTGTTTGTGTTTCCAGAAAGGTTCTGAACAATAATAGAGGAAGTGTCCCAAAGGGCGGAAGCACCTGTGTTGTTGTGATAACGTATCTCACAGGAACCCCCATAAATAACATCAAGGTCTGTTGGCAGTGTCCAAGATAAACTAATTTGACCATCGTTAATGTTGCCCGAAAAACCTACAGGATCGGAAGGTGGTGTTTCTAGACCAGAAATAATCCTAGCTTGTGTAACTGATGGACCCAAATAGCCATAAACACTTGAGGGCGTAATACGGAAAGTATAGCTACCAGTTGAGATATCAGGGATAAGAGTAGAACTTGTTGATGTTGTACCAAATATAGTAAAATCCGGGTCCGCTGCTAGCTTGTATTCCACCTTGTAGGTAGCGGGCAAGATACCAGAGGAATCTGGGGACCAACTCAACAAGGCGCGAGACTTAACACCAGACGCATTGTTTGTAAGGTAAAGATCATCGGTAACAGTAATAGACAAGACCTCATTCGGACCCGCTTGAATAGACACCCCCGTAATGGTGCTCATCTGGGATCGTGACCCAAGAATTGAACGTGACCTAACCCCGAAGTCGTAAGTTACCCCTGTGTTAAGTAGAGCAAGTTCTTGTGAGTTGAAGTACTTATTGGCGGTAGTGCCAAGTAATTCGTAATCTGTATCAGTTGAAACCTTGTAGTATACCTCATACATATAGTTAGAACCAGACTCATCTTGGTCAAAAGTCCATGATATCCTTGCAGTGTCTTGAACTTTCAGCCCAGTTTGTGTGACTGTAACAGCACTAGGACCTGATATAGAGTAGTCATAAGTAGCTCGGTTCTTGTATGTGATACCATCTGCCACATTCCAAGCGAGTACGTCTGCGTCAAACAAGTAGGCAGAAACTTCACAATTGAAGTCCCCATTGATCTTAATTTCACTAACTCGGAATGTAGTAGGTACAGTTATACCCACCTCTTTAAGTTCAACAAAAATGAAGTCTCCGGGTTCTAGGGTAACACCCTCACTACTTGTCCTGAAGTTAATGTTGTAGAGGGTCCTAGAAGATCTTACAAGCTGTTCTGCCTTAGCTAGCGCGTTGTAGGGGTTAGTAACATCAGGGCTAATAGAGCTTTCTAATGGTTGGCCTCCGTCTTCAGCTAGGTAAGTAGAGTAGGTCGATGAGGTTTTTAAGGGCCAAGTAACAGTGTCCTCTTGGAAGTCCTCATGCTCATTCATATAGTTGATTGTAACTTGGTTAAAACGATCTACCGCTGATGGAAATTGAATTCCAAAAGTATCCATTAGGATGTTGTCTTTGTTAAATGTCTGAGTCACCAAGGCGTCTGTAGCAGCATCATTTATTGGGTACTCTAACAAAAGCTTATATTTACCGTTAGTATCCCAAACAAGTTCGGCGTAGTTCATAGTTGTAAGAATACGCTCAATGTTATCTCTTAGGGAAACTTCTGTATCAAGAGACAGGTTACACTCGTAAAGTTTAATGTCTCTAGTAGGAAGAGATACTTGGTAAAAGGATCCTGAGACACCATTTGAACCCTCACTTGTTTTTCTCCAAGCGTAGTGTATCCCTGTATCTTCTGCCTTAAGTAAAACACTCTCAAAACCCCAGTCATTTGAACTAGGGAAGTTAGCTTGTGAGGGGTAGCTTGATACGGGCTTAGATCCGAGTACGTGACCTGCAACCTCAGCCTCCGCTATAACCACTGTATCACAAATCTGAGCAGCTTTATAGAATTCCTCTAAATCAATTTCATCAAAGCTCAAACCCCTACCATAGGTGCTATTTGTTAGATAATCCATAAGTACGTAAGAAGGGTTGTTAGAGTAAGTCTTACTAGCACTCACAGTATAAGCGCCCATGCTTTCTTCAATAGTGTATACCTTCATACCCTCAACAAGGAGAGAAGTACTTGGAGCACCAGAGTAGTTTTGGTCATCACGGTCTAATCTAAAGACTTCTGCTACATAAGCAACACCTGAAAATAGTTCGGTATTAGTATAACCGTTTGCCTGTAAAAGGCTTGAAGGGCCACCATTAGTGTACGTTACAAGGCGTTGCCCTCTTTTGTATTTTTGGTTGTTAAAGGACTTGTCATTAACTTTTGCGTAGCGAACGGACTCAATACCACCATGACACAATACGTGCTTGGCAAACATAAATTCATTCTTTGTACCACCAACTGAGCTTGCCAGTTTGCCCTTGTCCCCACCAGAGTAGGCATTGGCACCAAGTACCGTGTCAAGCCATGCAGGAGTAGTGAATCCTGCCCCAGTATTATACAGAGGGTAGTCATTACCAGAATCAAAGGTTGTTGTTCCCGCTTCAGGCTGACTGTAGTTATAATTACGGCTTACCACATGGTCATACTGAACACCGCTAATCTCTTGTCTGCCGTAAATAACAGGAAGGGAAATAGCAGAGTTCTTAACTGAGATAGTTGAGCCTTTTCTCTGGTCGGCTGCAGCTTCCTGTTTTCTCTTTGCAGCACTAGCCTGTACCACTTGGAATGCAGTAGAGATTAGGAACATTGTGAAAGGATCAATACCCATTAGATTTTACCCCAGTCTATTTGCATTTCAAAACCCTCATTGATACGATCAAAAGAGGTGTCTTCTGTGTTAATTTGGTCCATCCCGTAGGAGGTGGTGAAGAAAGGTCTAACCATATCAAAGTCAGCCATAGGTGAAGAGCATTCAATCTCCACAATTTTAGAATTAAAGTCTGTGGAAATAGAGGGGGCGTCAATGTAACCGCTATAAACATAAACCAAGTCGGAGTCTCCTGTCAAGGGTCCGAGGGTTGGGTGTATGAAACCAGCACGAATAGTGACATTACGGTTAATCACACCTTGCTTAAACTCTGCAAAGAGTTCGTCTGAGGGGTCAATAAATTGAATCTTGTAAGCTTCCCTGTCCAAAACAGAATTCTGTCTAGGTGAGTCATACTCAAAGATAGCCCCGTTTGCCAGAAAGACATTACCAGAGGAATCAGTAACGTTAGATTTGTTTGTTGTAAGGAAATAGTCACTGTTAGAAAGGTTCATTTCGACAAGTATGAAGTATTCAATAAAGTCGCTATTTATGACATCAAGGACGTCTGTTGAAAATACTCTCATTACAACGCCTCAATTAGGTTTATTGAGCCGGGGTCAGCTAGAACACCGTCAAGGAAACGGATGCCGTTCATACCGTTGATGTCGCGGTAGTAAGTAAGCTCACAGCCCTGACCAAAAGACATAGCAACACCAATAGGGATGGCCTGTACAACCTTCGGGTAAACTTGAGCCGTAGCTGTAGCACCAGACAAGTCAAGGTCTGTCTTCAGAATGTAAACCTTAGAATGGTTGTCAAACTTTATAAAGGAACCTGCTGGCATAGTACCTGTGGCCGCAGAAGTGTCTAGTCCAACTGAGGAGTTCTCTACCTCTACTTGTGTAGGGATAGAAATCGTACCTGCTGCGGTTGTTGCTTTATCTACCTCTGGTAGTTGTGGCATAACCATAAGGCCCGTAGAACCCATTTCATCAATAACACCAAGCAGGGTTGCTGCCACGTTATCGTTTGTAAGAACGTTAAATTGAAGTTCCCAACGCTGGGCGCTTTGTTGTGATCGGATGTGCTTCAGTGAAACCGTATCAGCCGAAAAGATAGGCTGGTTGGTTGCGATGCTGAAAGGGGTAACAATAACGTTACCGTTGTAATAATACTTTGACATAAGATTTTCTCCTAAATGTAAACTGGCCTTGCTAGAATTTGTGGCCTAAGCTCTTTGAATAGTGTTTTGCGTCTGTTTTTCACACCGTCGAGGTGGTCTGTGGTGGACACCCAATAGTCTCCTTTAGAAACCATTACTGCCCCCATCCCGTGTCTCTCCTCGTAGCAGATATCACCACTCTGTGGCACTCTGTTAAGTACAGGCTCAAACATCATCTGGCTTGCCAGTTCAAACAGGTCAGTGCTGCCAAGAAACTCTTTATGGTCGCGGTAATTGATTTGTGTTAGCCCCTTACTTAGGGACTTGCTACCTCTTAGGTAGTTCTCATACAGGAGAACAAAAGCAAAACAGTCGTTAACGCCCCTTATGTAGGACCCCAACTCTGTGTTTCTTGCTTCTATCTCTCTGGAAGCCGCCTCAATAGCGCCAATAATTGTTTCTTGACAGTACATTAATTTTCCTTAATACTATACTTTTTCTCTGATATAGAGTTTAACTAGGTCTGCAACAATATCAGACCGTACGATGTCATGTACACCAAATTCAATGACGGGTAGCTCGATATCTGAACGCCCTACAATTTCAGTAAAGCGAAGAAGGTCCTCTCCCTTCTTGACGTCAGACTGAGCAGGGTCTCCCATTAAGACTAGCTTGGAGTTGTCCCCAAGTCTTGTGGTGATTGCTTTAATTTCGTCTAGTGTCAAGTTTTGTGACTCATCTACGAGCACAATAGAGTTCGTGAAGGAGCGCCCACGAATGGTTTCAATAGGTTGGATCTCAATAAGTTCCTTTTCCATCATGTAGGCATATTTATTAGCGCCAAGAGCCTTCTTTAGTACTTCAAGCATAGGCAGCAGCCAAGGTGTCATCTTTTCTTTGATGTCTCCGGGGAAGTGTCCCAGAGATTTACCTGTTGGTACGTTAGCCCTTGTAAGAACAATCTTACTATATTTACCTTGCATGTATAGCATGGCAGCAGTACCCGCACTACAATAAGTTTTACCAGTACCCGCACAGCCAATAGTAACTGTGATTGGATGAGACTTGATAGCATTAATCAAGCTTTCCTGTTTTTGGTTTTTGGGCAATACCGTAAACTTATTTTCTGGCAAGCGGTGTTCTGCTTTTTCTTGGTAACGTGACTTGGCTCGTTTTGACATAGGTAAGTAATCCTTGTTTTATTGTTATTATTATTATTATGGGTTTACGTCAATGTTTATTAGTGACAGGTATCTTGGCTATTGAGAAAGCCACCCACTAAACCCATGCGGAACCGTTCCAACGTTTCAAGGGTTTTGTCACCCAAGCTGATCCGTCCCAAAACTTCACAGGCTTTGCCACATGAGCAGCCCCGTTCCAGACCTTGATTCCGTTGGTAATGCCCCCTCCGCCCGCGCCTTTGATTGCCCACGTGGTAGCTTGCCAGCGACGATTGCTGTCCATAGTGACTATGCTTGGATCTTCGGGCGATGCTGTTGGAGGTGTGGTCTTCTCCCACAAGGCCATGTTAGCCTTACCGTTGACAACATTGTAAAGTTCTGTGTAGCCAGAAGGTGCGCCTGTTATTGCAACATCATCGCCTGTAACATAAACAAATGTTTGTGTATCACCTGTCCAACCGTAAGTGATGGACGGTGGGTCGGTGTCTGCAAACGCGCCTCTGGTCGTTGCATAGACAATGGCCTCCGCCAAATCCACGCCTGTCATTCGATAGGCTCTAGCTATTGCATCCCTACCGTTGTCACCAAACGAAAGACTAACGGTCGTTCCCTCAGTTTCGTCAGCGTCCCTCCGATACCGCGCAAAGTTTGTATAGTTGGCATGGTTTGCGGTAATGTCTGTGTCCCAGCCCGTAATGCTGCCAGCAGTAGCGTCGTTTTCAAAAGACACCTCAATGCAAAGAAGCTCACCGGTTGTTATACCAGTGGGCAGGTTGATGTTGGTACCACTCGTCGAAGTGGTAAAACTGGTGGTAGCAATTGTACCTATTATTGCAGGGGTTGCCACGCCTTATCCCCCTGCCACAACAGACGAACGCCACGTATCACGGGCTCCGTCGCCTTTAATCACGAGGCGCGGCCCGCCAATCTTGCGCAGGTCAATGATGACTTTGCTTTTTGACTTTTCTTTTGTCGCAAGCTCGACCTCATCGACCGTGAACCCCAGCAGCGTGATAGTCGGGACAACACCGTCCTCAGTCTTGATCGTGGTCTTGCTGTTGTCGCCCTTGACGTAGGTGTAGGGTGTAGGCTCTGGTGTAGGCTCTGGTGTAGGCTCTGGTGTAGGCTCTGGTGTAGGCTCGTCAACAGGGTCAGGACCTGTGACGGGATCGTCTATCAAAATCGGCTCACGGGGTGCCACCAAGACAGCACCGTCAACGGTAATGTTAGAACAAGGCCAGTCAGAGCGGTCCATCTTTCCGGCGCGGCTGTCATCTGCACGAACGTCACCTGTGAACTGGTTTCCATCAGCAACACAATCCACTGCACCAATGAAACGAAGCGCGTATTGTGAACTGTCAGTTGAATTTAGAATGTTGTCTTTGATAACCGCGTTCTTTGCAGCCCAATCACCGTTGAACCCGTCCTTTGGACCTGTTCCAGCGTGGCCACCGATTTCAGCACCCTTAGCCGCTGTGATGTCGTTGCGGTTCATGGATAGACCAACACCACTACCTTTGAACACAACACCGATGTGATTGTCAAAGATCACGTTGTCATTGATTGTGATGTTGTCGCACTTATTGCAATCAATCCCACTTTCCTTGGCATCACCCGGAGCGTACTGACCATCAATTTCGTTCCGTGAGATTTCACCGTCAACAACTTCTGAAAGTTTGATCGCGTCGCCACCTTCACGCAGCAAGCGGTTTTCAGTGATAGTGATACCGATTGGGTGTGTGCCTTTTTTGCTTTCCCCGTTGAAATGGAAACACTGTCGAGTGGGGTTGGACGGGCCTTTACCTTTGAAACCGTGAATCGTGACATATCGTGAACTAAACCCTTGAATCAGGTCACGATCATTGTCTTTTGCTTTCAGGTACGCACCACGAAGTTCTTCTGACCGCAAAGTCATTGGCTGTGACTTTGTGCCGTTGTGTTTTGGGTTGTCCCCAAACAAGATCAGGTTAAGACGGTATTCACCCCGCGTGAAGGCAAAGTCCATTCCCGGCCCACCGAAGATGTCAAGGACTGCCTGAGCGTCGTCTTGTGGCGTAATGTAAACAGTTTCCATGTTAGTTCCTTTGATTTTGTGTTAATTGTTGTGATAATAATGAAATACGATTATGTTGTATCTACCCAAAGATCATCTACTGCGGGGGAAGCGGGTGCAGTGGACGAGACTGTTATCTTTGGAGTATCCACCCATTCACCAGCGGTCCCTCCTGTGTTTACTTTGATTACCTGACCCGCTGTTCCTAGTGTAGCAGGGATTGTTTCTGCAATGTCAACACCATCAATCAGTCCTGTGGTAGTGAGGTTACCGGTCAGTGCTCCACC